AGGCGATTTAGCCACAATTCAAGGCGATATTCAGACGGAAAACGCTGCTCAACTGCAGGCTTTGCGCGGCGAACGAGAAACCTTAATCGGGAACATTGAGGCCAATGTAGAGACTCTTAAAGACAATATCGCCGGTCTTCCAATCGATGATTTGCAGTCTCAAATTGAAAGCTTGCGCGGCGAAGCAGAGACACTTAAAGGCACTGCCAGCGAAGAAAGAAAAGATTTGTTTTCGCAAATGGAAGCTCTTCGTGACGGCGCTTTAACCAACGATCAGGTTAACACTTCTATTGCGCAAGCTCTGGAAGCTGGAACCTTATCACCGGATCAAATCAACACAGCGATTGATGCGCTAAAAACTGATGTAGAAGGCAAGATCGGTGGTCTAGCTTCGATGGAAAGTTTAAACCAACTCCAAGAAACTGTGGCTGGTGCCGCGACTGCAAGCACTCAACTAGGCGTTGACATTGAGACGATGCAAAAGGCTTTGGACGGAACTGCGACGAAAGAAGAGCTTGCCGCCATTCAAGAGTCGTTGACCGGCGCTACAGGAGATTTCGACACTCGGTTTTCAGAGCTTCAAAAGCAAATGCTTAACCCTGATGACATCGCTAAACAACGTGCCGATGCTATTGCCGCTGCAATGGACCCGATTGCGGCTCAACGCCAAGAAGCTATTGCTGCAGCAATGAACCCGATTGAGGCTCAGCGACAAGAAGCGATCACTGGCGCAATTAACCCTATTCAGGCTCAGATAGAGGAGTTGAGAGGCAGTATTCCTGCCCAGCAAAACATTGACATTGAGGCTCTGAGGCAGTCGATTATCGATGAGTTAAAGACTCAAACACCTCCTCCCGGCGGCGGCACTGGTGGCGGAAACGTAGATGTTGGGCCTATTGCGGTTGAACCGGGATTCAGCGGAACGCCGATTGACAACTTTATGGGCGGAAACATTCCAACCGGATATATCGACGTTGGCCCTTCAGCTTCAGAGGCGGCTGGTTTCAACCCTGCTGGCGGAGGCAATCAAAGCGCTGCCGTAGCCACACAATTACCAAAAGCGTCAGGCTCAAAAATTAAAGTCGGCAACATGCCCGGCGGCGGCGTTGGTTCAGGGTATGTAAAGACTGGCGCTCCTGCGTACAATCAATCAGGATTTCTTGCAGGAGAGATACCTCCTGACGGGAGCTTTTCAGGACCATTTCAAGTTACGCAAGCCCCAGCTCTGCAAGCGGCTCCTGAGTTTTCATACGCAGGTTCTCGAAGGAGGCGGTAGCTGTGAAATCTTCTGCCCCTAAGAATGTAGCCAACCCGAGCCTTTACGCCAAAGCAAAAGCTAAGGCCAAGAGCAAGTTTGACGTTTACCCGTCAGCATACGCAAATGCGTACATGGTCAAGGAATACAAGAAGATGGGCGGCACTTACAAGACCCCGAAGAAAATGAACAAGGGCGGCGCGGTTTTTATAAAGCCAAAAGGCTGTGGTGCTGTTATGGAATCTAAACGTAAAATGGTAAAAGTGCCCCGTGGCTAAGACCGGACTAGACAAATGGTTTGGCGAAAATTGGGTTGATATTGGCGCTAAAAAGAAGGACGGAAAGCTTCAGGAATGTGGCCGAAAAAGCGCATCAAAAAAAAGTGGCAGGTCATACCCAAAGTGCGTTCCGGCAGCAAAAGCGGCCAGCATGACGGAAAGCCAAAAGAAAAGTGCGGTAGCCAGAAAAAGGTCTAAGCGGCAAGGCGTAGGCGGTAAGCCTACAATGGTTAAAACTTTCGCCGCAAAAGGCGGATCAATCAACAAGAAACCGGGTAACTCTGGTTTATTTGGGAGAAGGTAAATGGCGACAAAATCAGGCAAAGAAACCGGCGCTGCTTTGAGCGGTAACAAAAAATCGTCGACGAGAAAATCAAGAAGGGAAGATTTTGACAAAAAGATTTCTAACGCAAAAGACAAAAGGACGCAAACCTTCTATGAAGTTTACAATGTACTAAAAAAGGATGCAGGCGCGGCGCTTCCTAACAAAGTTATGGGTGAAGGATTTGACAAGCTAGTTGCCAAAAAATTAGGTAAAGAAACCGGTGCCGCTTTAAACGATAACGAAAAGTCGGCAATCAAGAAGCTTACAGGCTTTGACAACAAAAACGATTTTATCAAATACAAATACGGTATGAATCAAGGTGGTTCTGTAAAAATGAAAGCAAAAGGTTACAGCGCTGGCGGCGCTCCAAAAAGCCGCGCTCAACGTCGAGCAACCTTAAGTCGCGCTCAACGAAGTATGCTTGATGGTGTTCAGGGACGAGAAGGCAGTAAGCAGTCTACGAGTGTTATTCAAGACCTGTCTGATCAGTACGGCTACAAGCCCGGCAAAAGAGCTGGCGCTAAAGGCGGCATGGGCAAAGGTAAAAGGGCAAAGCCACCCGGAATGCAAATGGGCGGTGCTGCAATGAAGACCAAAGGTTACGCTAAAGGCGGTGCCGCAATGAAGACCAAAGGCGCAGCAAAGGGCGGTGTAAGAAAGCCTTCATCTAGTAAGAGTGGTTTATACGGGCGCAGATAGTGGCTTATCTTCAGAGCAATATCCCGCACTTCAAGTGCTGGGTTCGCAAAGAATACACGCATAATCATGAGAAATATCATGGCGAATTTATTCATGCGATGGCAATTGCTGTAACCACTATGCCCACTCGGTGCTTATCCTTTCAGATGATTTTTACCGGAGCTGAGACATACGACGATGATGAAGAACAAAACGCACATGGCGGAGCGATGTGGGCCAGAATGCCAATCACAGGACTTGTCGCTGACACGCCACTTGATGATTGGCCTGAACCAATGCCTGTCTGGGCTGCTCAACCTTGGGACTGCAGTTCTCATTGCCACGCTGTTTACGTTCTTGATCGCTGCACTCCTTGTCCTTGGCTCGCTAAGATTGATGGCAAATTTTATCCTGCAAAATACTATTTCACGGTGGATTATTCGGAAAATGAAATTGCTGATGACCCTGCCCAACACAAACAGTCGCATGTTTTAGAGTTGCTTGATGCAGGCAAATGGACCGGTAATATCGTCGCATTGCCTAATAATCGTGTACGGGTCACACACCCTGCATGGTTTGAAACGGGAGATGGTGCGCCAGACTTTAAGCCTAGCCAGCATATTCATTACAGCAAATCTGATTTAGACTACACACTAGATGTGAACCAAGTTTTCGACAACCTATATGCCGAAACGAACGAAGAGGATTTTGACGATGAAAAAGAATAACGGCAACTCTGGTTTATACGGCAGAGTAACCAAGAAGCAAATGGGCGGAGCTGCTAAACCAGTTGGCATGAGCGGACCCGGATTTCTTGCGGGTGAAATACCTCCTGACGAGAGTGGGAAAAAAACCTTGAGAAGCATTTTTGATTTCGAGCCTAGTGAAGAAGATTTAAAAAGGAATCGGGCTAAAAAAAATTATTATGAAAGTCTCGCTCGCAAGGAAGGGCCGATGATGCGAACCAATGACTTTCAAGATGAAGACATGAACGGCGTTGACGACCGAGACGAGTCTTCTCGCGGCAAAAAACGTCCTCCCGACAGGGGAGGAAATTCTCGCGGACATGTAAAAACTGGACCGGGAAGAGGTCCAAGAGGCCCTTCACGCGATCAGCTTCAAAGAATACAAGAGATGCTCGCAGGTAAAGCAGATCGTGGTGGCAGAAACCCCGGAACTAGAATGCCAAGACTTCCCGGCGGTGGTAGGTTAAGACCGCCAGAAATGGGGCCGAATCCTGATGCGGAACGAATGGGACCGAGACGGTTTGAAGGAATGGGCGCAAGCATTATTGATGCCCTTGGCATCAAGAGTGGTAAGATGGGTGATAAGTCCAGAAAAGAACCACCCCGTCCCAGAACTACCGGCGGCAGAAGAGGTCGCGGAAGGAGAAAGTAAATGGCTGTTAGCGGAACTAAAAGTTTCGAGCCTGATGTAGCCGAGTACATCGAAGAAGCGTTTGAAAGATGCGGAATCGAGTTGCGCACTGGTTACGACTTGCGAACTGCAACACGCTCGCTCAACCTAATGCTGGCTGAGTGGGCTAACCGTGGTTTAAATCAGTGGACAATCAAGCAAAACGCAATTCCGATGCTGACTGGAACGATCACTTACAATCTTGATCCAACAGACTCAACAGCGGCAATTGACGTGCTTGATGTTTTTGTCCGAGAAGAGTTTCAGGGCACTAATACTGACATTCCGTTAAGCAGGATGAGTCGGGCGGAATACTCGCACCTAGCGACTAAAACAACGACGGGCAAGCCTAATCAGTTCTTTGTTGATAAGCAGTTGTCCCCAACCGTGACGGTTTGGCCGCAGCCTGACAAAAACAACACCTATACGCTGTATGTGAACGTCTTGACTCGAATGGACGATGCTGGTGGCGGCGCTAATTCTTTGCAGATGCCTTTTCGGTTTTACCCCTGCCTGACGGCTGGCTTGTCTTATTATCTAGCTCTAAAGAAGGCTCCTGAGAAGGTTCAAATGCTCAAGCAGCTTTATGAAGAAGAGTTTACAAGGGCTTTAAGTCAAGACGAGGAGCGAGCAAGTTTTAGGATCGCTCCTGATTTACGCAGCTATAACATCGCTTAGCCGTGGCCTTCGCATCGAACAAAAACGCTTGGGGCATCTGTGACATTTCAGGTTTCAGATACCGCCTGCGCGACATGAAAAAGACTTGGGATGGTTATTTGGTCGGGCCAGATCAGTGGTCCCCGAAGCATCCTCAGTTGATGATTAAGCCGACACCTGTTGATCCACAGGCTTTGAAAGACCCTAGACCTGATCAGCCAACCGACAATAATTTCTTTACGGTCTACACCAATTCCGGCGATGGTATTCTCGGCACACAATTGCAAACATTTGCAATATCCTGTAATGTTGGAAATGTGGAGGTAACCACATCATGAGTTTTACTTTAGCGACTTTGAAGACCGCCGTTCAGGACTATTTGCAAGTTGATGAAACGACTTTCAACGATAACCTAAACACGTTTATTCAGGAGGCAGAGACTCGAATCTTTAAGCTTGTTCAGCTATCTGAGCAGCGTAAGAATGTGACAGCGACGACTTCGCAGAACAATCGGTTCTTGGCAACGCCATCTGATTTTTACTCACCGTTTTCGCTGGCGGTCATTGACAATGGGACGTACTATTATTTGCTATTGAAGCATCCGTCGTTCTTGAAGGAATATGACCCCTCAGTCTCTAGCAGAGGTCGCCCAAAGTATTACAGTAATTTTGACGATGCAGCATTTGAGCTGTCGCCGGTTCCTGATGCAAATTACAGCGTAGAGCTGCATTATCTGCATGAACCGGCTTCTCTTACTTCTGGCGCAGATAGCGGAACCACACTGCTCAGCACTGATTACCCAGATGCTTTGCTGTATGGCACGTTGGCCGAAGCTGCCATCTTCTTGAAAGAAACTCCTGATGTGATTGCCAACATGGAACAGCGTTTCATGGCAGCAATCGGAAGAATGAAAAACCTGTCCGAAGGTCGTGATACGCGAGATGAATATCGTTATGACCTATTACGGACAGGGGTGAGTTGATGGAGAAGATTGAAAGTTTAAAAGGAAAAAAAGTTGCATTGATTGGTTTGGGCGCAAGCCAGATTGACTATGTAATCGGCATGGAAAATAGCAAGCAATGGGATGAGGTCTGGGTTATCAACAGCGCCTTATCGGTTTTTGCTTGTGATCGAGTTTTCATGATGGACCCAGTAAGCCGGTATTTAGATACCGAAGATGCTGGAAACCAGACGGACGTAATGCGCCGTTTATTACCCACTTTTGACAAACCTATTTATTCTTGTGAGCTTGATGATCGAGTTCCTGCTGTGGTTGAGTTTCCACTTGCTGAAGTCATGACAGACGCTAAGTGCGCTTACTTTAATACTACTGTTGCGTATGCAATGGGTTTTGCGTATTGGAATCGGGTCGGTCATATAGATCTATTTGGCTTGGATTTTAGCTACGCGCATAACATTCACTTCGCTGAAGCTGGCAGAGCTTGCGTAGAATTTTGGATCAGTAAGTGTCTTGAGAACGGTATCGGGATTGGCGCATCCCCAAGATCGTCATTGCTTGATAGCAATGTTGGTGTGACTGAGCGATTGTATGGCTACCATCGACTTGACGATCCATTGGTTGCAATGCCGCAAGATGGAGAGTGGCATGTGTTTCCACGTTCTATGATGAGCGAAATGGTGAAAAAGCATAATCTTGAAACCATTGAACTCCCTAAAGCACCGGAGCCATACAAGGGATGATGAAAGACGATATTGGTTTCCAGCTAGGAAACGTCATGGTTGCTACTACCCAGAACAAGGGGCATGACCCTGAATTTTGGGCCGAGCAAGTCACTAACAAAATTGTGGGGATTAGCGAGACTGCAGCGCCTCATGTTCGGCAGCAAGCGGAGGCTTTCAGAAGTCAGGTTTATCAAGTAATATTGCTAGGGATGAAAAACTCAATAAAATCAGACCGAGTGACCCTTTCAAATAAGCTTCGCCAGCAAGGTCACGAGGCAATGGCGAACATTATCAAGGAGCTGTGACAATGGCTATCACATCTGCAATTTGTACAAGTTTTAAGCAACAGTTGCTTGTTGGGACTCATAATTTTACCAACGGCGCTAACTCATTTAAGTTAGCACTTTACACTTCTAGCGCGACTCTTGGGGCAGGAACTACGGTTTATGTCACCACAGGTGAGGCTTCTGGGACGAACTACCCCGCTGGCGGATCTGCGTTAACAAACGTAACGCCTTTCGCTACAGGCGCGGTGGCCGTGTGTGATTTTAACGACCTTACGTACAGCACGGCAACAATTACGGCGCGTGGAGCACTACTATATAACGACACGCAAGGTGATAAAGCCGTTGCAGCCATTGATTTCGGCGGCGATAAAACCAGTACCGCAGGTGATTTTACGGTGGTTTTCCCGGCACCAACTGCGACTGGCGCTATTATCAGATTGGCGTAATGGCGAATGCCTTTACAAGAAATAGATTTTCAGCCCGGAATCAACAAGGAGGCTACCGACTACAGCGCTAAAGGCGGCTGGGTCGATGGCAACCTGATACGATTCCGCAAAGGTAGGGTCGAGAAAATTGGCGGCTGGGCGCAGCTTGGCGGTCAATACTTTCTCGGAATCTGTCGCGCACTTCATTCTTGGATTTCTCTTGGCGGAACCAAATTCTTAGGAATTGGCACCACTTGGAAATATTACATCGAGGAGGGCGACTCCTACAACGACGTTACCCCTATTAGATCGACGACTTCCGCAGGCGACGTTACATTTGCAGCGACCGACGGCTCATCAATAATAACGATTTCAGACACAGGGCATGGCGCTGTAACAAACGACTTTGTCACATTTAGCGGCGCGACGACTTTAGGCGGTGTTATTACCGATATCGTCTTGAACCAAGAATATCAAATACTACTTGTCACAACCGCAGACGCTTACCAGATAGTCGCAAAAGACACTAGCGGCGACACGGTTGTTGCAAACTCTTCGGATACTGGAAACGGCGGTTCGAGCACCGTTGGTACTTATCAAATTAATGTTGGCCTCGACACTTACGTTAACAGCAGCGGCTGGGGTGTTGGAACATGGGGTGCTGGCGGCTGGGGTTCTGCTTCAACAATCTCGGCGGTTAACCAGTTAAGAATCTGGACGCACGATAATTTCGGCGAGAACCTGATCATCAACCCTCGCGGCGCTGGTATTTACGAATGGATTGAAAATTCAGGCGTATCCGTTAGAGCTGTGAGCTTGGCAGGTCGATCAGGCGCTAGGCAGGTTCCGACTGTTGGGTTGCAGGTTATTACGTCGGAGACAGACCGTCATCTCGTGGTTTTGGGTGCTGATCCTGTCTCTGGCGGAGCAAGAACGGGCGCGATTGACCCTATGCTTGTTGCATTCTCGTCAGCCGAGGATGAGCTTGATTTTGAGCCAACTACAACAAACAGCGCGGGTGACGTTCGGTTATCTTCAGGTTCTTTTATTGTGGGCGGCTTAAAGTCTCGGCAAGAAATACTGATATGGACCGATACATCACTTTATTCGATGACCTTTATTGGCCCACCCCTTACCTTTGCCGTTAACTTGGTGAACGAAGGCGCTGGCTTACTGTCACCAAATGCTGCGGCAAACTCTCCAAGCGGCGTGTTTTTTGCTTCCAAGACAGGATTCAACTTTTACAACGGCTCTGTGCAACGACTGCCTTGCACAGTTCAAGAATACGTCTTCAACGATATCGACCTGAACCAAGCGTTCAAATCCTTTATGAGCATTAATTCTCGGTATAACGAGATCTGGTTCTTTTACCCATCAATCGAGGACGGGACTGGCGAGATTAGCCGGTATGTCACTTATAACTATCTTGAGCAGACTTGGGCTATCGGTAGCATGACTCGATACGGTTGGCTTGATGCAGGTATTGAAGACTTGCCGATTGCTGCAGCTCAGACTTCTGGTCAGAATCTATTGTACAACCATGAGACTGGCTACGATGACGGGCTTGAGCCTATGTCTGGCGTTTATATCGAATCAGCAGATATCGACATCTCTGCGGGTGAATATGACGTTTTCATGAAGAAAATGATCCCAGACATGGCATTCGTGACCGATACAGGCGTTAGCAATAACCCTGCCATGAATATTGTTGTAAAGCGCAGAAACTTTCCCGGTCAGTCATTGATCACCGATTCAACCACGAAGGTCACGCCTACCAGCACGTTTACAAACTTGCGAACAAGGGCGCGACAGGTGGTTTTTCGGTTTGAATCCGATGATGATAACGATGTAAACGACCAGAAAGGCTATAAGTGGCGGCTTGGTTCGACCAGAGTTGACCTACAGCAGAGCGGTAGACGTGGATGAGCAGGCTGCTTGAAACGCGCCTTCCGTCGTCGATTGGCGAGTCCGTTACAAGTGACACTTACAATCGCTTGGTTCGGATTCTTGAAATTAACCTTGGTGCGGTCGATATTACGATATCGCCTCACTATAACGCTGACCAAATTTCTAAGTTACAATTCGCAACAGGTGCGATAATATTTAATACTACGACATCAATCCATCAGGCGTTTGACGGTAATCAGTTAAGAGATTTATACCAGCATCAAACGTATCCCACTGGGGTTCAAGTAACCAGTGCAGTGGGCCAATTAACGGTGAGTACGCCATGAGTATAGACCAAACATTGCTGGATATTTACTCAGCTCAGCCTCAACTGCCCCCTATGGGTATGGCCGAAGGCGGCGAAGTAAGCCGAGAAGAAATGATGATGCAGGCCGCTGAGGGCGTGGCTGAGGGTCAAGCAAATCCCGATGAGGCTATTCGCTCTTCAATTGAAGAGTTGCTGGCACAGGCTTCTCAGACAGAAGATCCGTCTGAGCGTGATCAATATTTGCATCTCGCTGAAGCAGCCGAGATTGGGGCTGAAGCTCCGATGGCCCAAGCAGCCAAAGAACTTGCGCAAGCTGGTAGAGGTGAAGACACTCATCTTGCTCATTTACGAGCGGGTGAAGTCGTAATCCCCCCCGAGGCGTTTGAAGACGAAGAATTTGAAGGGCTGATTGAAAAAAAATTCCGAGAGCTTGATATCGACCCAGAGAGAATGGTTGTCGGCGTCGGTATCGCAAGCCTAAACCCTATTACCGGTTTGGAAGAGTTTGGGTTCTTTAAGAAGTTAGCTAAAAGCGTCAAGAAGGTTGTTAAAAAGGTCGTCAAGCCTCTGGCGAAGTTTGCGCAATTCTTGCCACCTCCGGTCGGCCCTATTGCAGCCCTTGCAAACAAAGCGTTCACGGTTTATGACGTTGCAAAAGGTCGAGCTAGTCCTCTTGCATTGTTAACCATGGGCAAAGGCGCTCCTGCCGGTGGCGGTAGTGGCGGAATAGGAAGCTTGTTTGGCGGCGTAAAGGAATTTGTAACAAAAGGCGCTGATGGCGTTGGCTTACTCGGCAATGTCGGCAAAGGCCTTGGTAGTTTATTTACAGGTCCCGGAGCTGACAAATTTGGCAGGTTCGGAAAGCTAGGAGATCTTGTTACAGGCCCCGGAGCTGACCAAGTTGGCAGCTTTGGCCGTTTAGGCGATTTCGCAGGCGGGATTGGCGATGCTTTGGGTGTTACTGACTATGCTGCTCAAGCAGCGGCTGCACAAGGATCTTCTTCTGACTTTTTAGCTAGAATGCCAGCGGACCCCGATACTGTTGCTAGGTTTAATGAACTTCAAAATGCGGGATTGAGTCAAGACGAAATTGCTGCTGAATTTGGCTGGGGTTCTAATCAAGGTCAAGGCGGGTTCGGAGGTTTATTCTCCGGTGGTGGCGCTGACGATAAGGGTAATTACGGTGTTTTAGGCGACTTGCTAGGAGGGTACACTGATAAGCTTGGCTTGACTAATTACGGCGGTGGTGCAAGTGGCGGCGGTGGTAATCGCGGCTTTGACTTAGGCGGCATTGGCGGTGTTGGGATTGCAGCTCTTTTGGGCAAGCTTGCATATGACCAAGCTAAGAACGACAAAGGGGTTCAGCTTACGCCAGCCATGACGATGAGCCGATATGGTGGTTATCAGTTGGCCAAGCGAGATGCAGAAGCTGCTGGTGAAGCGCCACCTGATCGAAGAGACTTTGCCATGATGGAAGATATGCCTGTGTTAAGTGGCGGCAGGAAAACTCCTGTAGCAGAAGAACCTGTAACCGGAATGCGCTACGGCGGTGAAGTAATGCCGATGCGCTACGGCGGTATGGTTCCGATGGCTTACGCGACCGGTGGCAACGTCTCCACAGCAGATTTTAAAGAAAAGAACGGCGGTATAAGTGGGGAAGGAACTGAAACCAGCGACGACATCCCCGCGATGTTGAGCGATGGCGAATTCGTAATGACAGGCCAAGCAGTACGCGGGGCCGGTTCCTTCGACATGGACAGCAATAACGGCATTATCACATTAACGCCAAACGGCGGCGAGAGCAGGGACAAAGGCACTCAGCTCATGTATGAGATGATGGAGCTTTTCGCGGAATATGCCGATAAACCAAAAGCAAAGAGGGTTAAAGCAGCATGAGCATTTTGACTCCGGGGCAATTACAGCGCATACGCAAATTTGAAGAGGGTGGCGCAACTGGCGATGGTTCTTACGTCGCCAACGTAACCAGATCAGACTCAATGATGGACCCTATCACCCAGCAGCTCCTTTACGGAACGGACGGGCAGGGCGGCTTTATACCGGGAGCATTCC